TGTCACCTGTTATTGCCAAACCAAAGCACAAGGATAAAGACTTGCTGTGTGCTTATGTCCTAGGAGACCCTCACTTTGGTATGTACGCTTGGGCGCAAGAGTCAGGTGATGATTTTGATACGGACATAGCGAGGAATATCACAATAAAAGCGGTAGATAGGCTAGTCGCATCTGCACCACCAGCAGGTACAGCAATTCTACTGTCTGTGGGAGATACATTGCACACGGACAATCAATCCAACACAACCGAGAAGGGAACTACTCAAGACTCAGACACCAGGTTTAATAAAGTGCTGGGAGTAGCCATCAATACCTTTAGACACTTGGTTTTGAGGCTGTTGCAGAAGCATGAGAACGTAGTTGTAAGATTCGTAAAAGGGAATCACGACACCCATTCGCACATGGCATTAGGATTTGCCTTGCAAGGGTATTTCAGTAATAATAAACGGGTTACGGTAGATACATCACCTGCTGACTTTTGGTACTATAAGTTTGGTAAGGTGTTGATTGGCTCTACTCACGGAGATAAGTGTAAGCAAGACCATTTGCTCGGTATTATGGTGTCAGACCAACCAAAGGCTATTGGTGAAACAGATCATCGCTATTGGTACACTGGACATATTCATCACCAAGTCGTAAAAGAATATGCTGGTGTAACGTGTGAATCGTTCCAGACCTTAGCACCAAAGGACGCTTGGCACTCGGGTAAAGGCTATCGCAGTCAGAGATCCATGAGTTGCATAGTACACGACATAAATCACGGGGAGATAGATAGACACCGTTGCGGCATATCAATGATTGGAGAGAAGAAATGAGAAACGGGGGTTTTGCATGAAACGTCAAGTTAACCGCAATCAAGATGGAGTTATTTGTGGGCTGAATCACAATCCTCTTTCTATCAGAAGGCGTATAGATATGGCCTTGAGAAAAATAGAGAGAGAGTTTCCTAATATGCCAGAGGGCAAGTTGATGTTTGCCATTGTGCGTAGAGCAATAGAAGACCTCAACCCAGAGTACGAGAATGAGCCTCGCCGCCACATCGTAAACCAACGGCAGATGAACCAGGCTGCACGATACTTGAGAGGGAATGGATTCCATGCTGAGTTAGCAGGTGTTAATCCTAGGTGGATATATGATATTGTTGAAAGTTTGGACTTGCTAAAACTAATTACTGGGAGTAAAATAAGATGACTGAAACAGATGTTTACAACGAAGTGGAAAGGGCGTATGCTGGCATGAATCACATGATTAACAAACCAAAGCATTACACTCAAGGCAAGATAGAATGTATTGAAGCTATTGAAGCAGCAACAAGCGGATTGTCTGGTATAGATGCTGTCTATGTGGGCAATATTATAAAATATGTTTTTAGGTATAAACATAAAAATGGAGTGGAGGATTTAAGGAAAGCGAAGTGGTACTTGGATAAGTTGATTATCAACACCGATGTAGAAGTTAGGTATTAAGTTAACGTGGAAATAACTGGAGACGCATCCTTTTAAGTGTTTAGGTTAGCCGCTAGACAAAAAGGCCATATTGATCACAAGTCAGCTCCAGTTATTAGTGGGCATAAGCTGCACTTGTTAAGTAGATAGCCGCGTCTATAAAAGGTTGGCATCGAAATATGGCAATAGGCTACTTTTTTTAAGGAGAACATCATGGGTAGAATGGCAGAGGTATATCAAGATGAGCAAGATGCAAGGCAGGAGCAAATCTTAGAGGAAATGGAGCAGTCATACGAAGCGTGGCTGTCTGATCCACAAGCGCAGGAAGAATATATATCCTGGAGTGCTAATTTAGAAACATTATTTATAAAGGAGATGTCAAAATGACTGAATCAAATTATACAAGGTTGGCCGCAATTAACATTAACGGGCATATTGAGAAAAAAGGTAGATTTAGTTATTTGTCTTGGGCTTGGGCTGTGGATCAGTTATTGAGACTTGACCCTACCGCCAGTTGGACTTTTGGCAATCCTCAAGAGTTTAATGGGTCTGTTATGGTTTTTTGTTCTTTAACTGCATTTAACAAGACAATGAACATGCAGCTTCCGGTCATAAACTATCTAAATGTTGCTATAAAGAACCCTAATTCAATGGATGTTAATACCGCCATGATGCGATGTCTGGTAAAATGTATAGCGGTTCACGGGCTTGGCTTATATATCTACGCTGGCGAGGATTTGCCAGAAGAACCCGTCAAGAAACCAAAAAGCAGCAAGAAAGAACCTGACGAAGAGATCGAAGTGGAAGTCCGGCGTAAGATAGATCCACCAAGCCAACCCATTACTCCTACGGCTGGAGCATGGGAGGCTATGAAGCCAGAGCAACAAATGAGGCTGAGTGTTATTGCAGAGCAAGCTATATTATTGTTTAACGAGGAAGGAGCAGAAGCGACAGTAAAATTTGTAAGAAGTAAGAATCTGGATACAGATAATAAAGTAGCATTGACAACTAGGTTTTGTGCTAAACAGCGTACAGCTATGACGAGGTATGCTAACGAAAATAAAGGGCGATAAAATGGAATACTCAAATGAAAATCGTGGGGCGGTTTGGAAGAATGACAAAAAAGAAACCGAGAAACACCCAGACTTTACAGGCTCACTCAACGTAGGAGGTACTGATTACTGGGTAAGTGCCTGGAAACGGAAAGAAGGGGCGAATGATAAAGCACCAGTTCTGTCGTTTAGTATTAAGTTGAAAGACAACGTACCAAAACCAGCGGCTCGGAAACCTGCCGCCATTGATCCGTTTGATGAAGATATAGCGTTCTAAAGGAGGGTATATGATTGATTTTTGGTGTGGGTTTGTCATTGGGGCAGGGTTTTGTGTGCTAATTGCGGTTATCGTAAGTGCTGTCCAAGACTTAAAAGATGCTGACGAATATTGAAACCACTAATATTTGCTCTAGTGCTGCTCACACCAATTATCTGTTCGGCGTTCACAATAGGGTGTGTTATCATGGGATACTACCAGTACAACCTATTCGTTGAACTGTTGTGGTATGCAACAGCGTTTATGTTCGTAATATGGCTGAGATGTTTGTCGGATAAATAGAAGATTTTGAGATAGAGGATAATGATGACGAAGAATGAATTGCCTACAACATATCAAACAGTAATTGCTAAATCAAGGTATGCCCGTTACATGCCAGATCTTGGTCGCAGGGAGTCATGGGAAGAAACAGTTGGTAGGCTAATTACTTTCATTTCGGACAAAGGAGTAGATAGCGATACCTTAGCTTCCCTGAGAAGTGCAATTGTTAACCTTGAAGTTATGCCCTCTATGCGCTTGATGATGAGTGCTGGCGAGGCGTGTGAGCGAGATAACATTGCGGCATATAATTGTTCTTATGTAGCAGTCAATAACAAACGATCCTTTAGTGAAGCACTTTATATCCTGATGAACGGCACTGGAGTGGGTTTTAGTTGCGAACGGCAAGAGATAACTCATCTACCCATCATCCCAGATGAGCTATCATGCGTTGATGACGTTATTGTCATTGGTGACAGCAAACTTGGTTGGGCAAAAGCCTTTAAGAAGCTATTATCTTCCCTTTGGGAAGGAGATATACCTTCATTTGACTTCTCTCGTGTTCGGCCAGCAGGTGCTAGACTTAAAACCTTTGGTGGAAGAGCCTCTGGCCCTGAACCGCTAACAAAACTATTTGACTTTGTAATAGAGACATTCAAAAACGCACACGGACGGAAACTGACGAGCATTGAAGTGCATGATATTATGTGCATGATCGGCGAGATTGTCGTAGTGGGTGGTGTTCGTAGGTCTGCTCTGATTAGTCTGTCTAACCTGACAGACAAGCGAATGCGAGAAGCTAAAGTAGGTGCCTGGTATAATGATTATTCTTATCGTGGGCTTGCTAATAATAGTGTCTGTTACACGGAGAAACCAGATGTTGAAACTTTTATGGAAGAATGGCTCTCGCTCGTTAAATCTAAATCCGGAGAACGCGGCATCTACAATAGAGTTGCTGCACAAAATCAGGCAGGAAGATGGGGTAGACGAGATAGTACTCTGTCATATGGAACCAATCCTTGTTCCGAAATCATCCTTAGAGATAAACAATTTTGCAACCTTACTGAAGTTGTTGTACGAGCAACCGATACGGCTAAGACTCTAAAGAGCAAGGTAGAGCTTGCGTCTATTCTGGGGACGATTCAGTCAACCTTAACAAAGTTTAACTTCCTAAGTGAAGATTGGAGAAAGAACACCGAGGAAGAACGATTACTTGGTGTGAGTCTTACGGGAATCATGGATAATGAGATGCTCAGTGGTCGGGGTGGGCAACCAGGGGATACACAATTACCCAAGTTACTGGAGGATCTTAGAGATCATGCACGAAAAACTAATGAAATTTGGGCAGAGAAACTGGATATACCTGTGTCTGCTTCTATCACTTGCGTTAAGCCTTCTGGTACAGTTAGCCAACTGGTCGATAGTGCTTCCGGTATTCATGCTCGACATAATGAGTTTTATATTCGCCGTATTCGCATGGATAAAAAAGATCCGATATACGGATTCCTGAAAGATGCAGGTGTTCCAGTAGAAGATGAGGTTTTCAGACCTGAAAGTACGGCTGTTTTTAGCTTTCCAATGAAAGCCCCAGATAATGCTGTTTGTCGTAATGATATGACATCAATAGAGCAGTTAGAACTCTGGTTGATTTACCAGCGACATTGGTGTGAACACAAGCCATCGGTAACGATTACCGTTAAGGAAGAAGAATGGCCTGAAGTTGGGTCTTGGGTATGGAAATACTTTGATGAAGTCAGTGGTGTGAGTTTCTTGCCTCACTCAAACCATACATATCAGCAAGCACCATATGAGGATATAACGGACGAGCAGTATCAAACGATGTCAAGCAATATGCCAACCAATATTGATTGGGCTTCTTTTGTTGAAACTGAGGATAATACAGAGGGGACTCAAACTTTAGCTTGCACTGGCGGCAGTTGCGAGATTTAATCGATAATGCGCTATTTTGATTCGTTGGATCTGATAGCGTCAATATTTAGTTGATCGCATCTTCTCATTAGAATTCCAATGCTCTCTTGAAATCTGCCGAACTCTTCATCCAGCTTTTTTGGAAATGGCCGACTGGCTCTGCCCGGATGATTGCGCTTTGGGTTTTCAAGGGGGTTGAATTGGACTGACACCCGACTACGAGCATTGTCAGCAAGAGAATCAATAATACCTTGGTTGGTGTCATGGGTTTCACTAGCCTTTTTAATATTTTCAGCGTAAAGAACAAGAGAATCTAACTCTCTGGCGGCAGATTCCAATTCTGCATCATGGAATCCCTTACTGTATAAAAAGTAAGCGATTGTAAGCGTTGCTAACGCGATAAAAGTTACTCTCTGGAGTAATGGTATCAGATTCATTTACTATTGCCTCTGCGATACCACCAGAAGCCTCCTACGCGAAGTATGCCCCATAACACCCAAGCAAGCACCACATATCCCTTGTGAGCAACACATTTCCTGAAATGTCTGTCTGCTGATGCTCTACTCACGGTAGAATTCACTCCGTAGTCATGGTCATGTTTTTTGCAACATGGCTCTATCGGCTTAAATTGAAATCCAGTGCAGTATTTCATTATTATAGTTACTTAATATCGTAGGGGAGTTTACGCTGTCCCTCAAGTGGTGTTGTTAAGGGTGGTATGTTTGAGGGAATGTAGATCCTCTTTTTTGATTTAGGTGGGACACATTGGAAATGAACCCAGCCTGGAGTCCATCTGCAATCCTCTGTCCAAAGTTTGAATTGAGCCAACTTCTCTCTGTTGTGAATAAGCCACTGGGCCAGTGTTCTGCCTGGATCATAAATATCAATACCCTGACCAAACTTGTGAGTGGATCTTGCCGCACCTGTTAGACTGTATTCATCTCTGTACCCACCATCTCCGTTGCCATTCTTTGAACCTGAGATTTGTGTGCCAGTATCAGAGTCTATCCAATCCTCATAAGCCTCATCACACTTAGCAACATACAGTATAGAGTTAACCGATCCTATCAGCTTGTGAGCGTTTGTAACATGACCATCTTGGTGTTTCTTATCACCAAAATAGCTATCAATAGTAATCATTTGGTTTTTGCAATATGATCGATCAAAGCAGCACTCAGTTTATCAAATCTATCGCCTAGACCATTAAAGCCTTCTTTGAAGGTATCCTCCAAACGCTCAAACTTAACATCAAGTTCTCCGCGCTCATAGTGCTTTCCCGCAATCATTAACTTTAGTTCTTGCAGCCTTTCAACATCACTATCATGTTTTTCAAATAGAACTTGTATTGCTCTGGCCCTCGCTTCATCTCGCGTCCTCAACATCCAAAACAAAACGCTGACAACAATGCCAAACGCAAACATTACTAATTCGATAACCTGCATATAATGGCCTTAATCTAATTACTTGTTTTGGATAGGGGTTGTAGTGACAACACGCAGGGCAGCAACTCCAACACTCACCGCCATTGTGAGAACACCGTATGTTTCTGGTGTTAGTACCCCGTTAAATAATCCTAATGTAGATTGTGCCGCCCCTAGCATCGCTAAAAGCATAGCAAATATCATAGTTTTGCTCTTAATACATCTTGCTACCCAGGTTTGAATTGTATTCATTTTATTCCCTTTTGTTATGCTGTTATAAGAGCTGCTGCGATGAACAAGTCATCTAATTGTGTGTCAGTGTACCCAAGATCCGTAGAGATGGTGAGAACAGTTGTGCTTAACCTCGAAAATGTTGCAGAGTCCTGCCATGCAAGTCGAGAAATCATATCTGTTGCAGGGTTATCCATCAAATCCTGAACCTCAGTCAACAGTCCTGCATTGTGAAGAGATGCTCTGGCTTGAAATCTACTGACCTTCATGCCCTCTCGCTGTTCTTCAATCGTGGGGACGTAGGGTGGTGGCTCAGTGAAGGTTGTGCCGTCATATAACCAGCCAGTAGATACCATAGAATCATCAGGCAAGGGTATTGCCCCTTCAGTTTGTCCTAGTGTTACATTATTAACCACTCCACCCACTACTATTGCTTGTCTCATAAATATCTACCCCACAAGTATGCGAACACGAACTTCTCCTCTGCCACCCGATGCGGCATAGCCAGCAACGGCAGCAGCTCCACCTCCGCCGCCGCGTACACCACCAGCTTCTGCTTGAGCAGTATTACCGCCATCCCCGCCTTTGCCACCATATAGCGACACCCCACCAATCCCAGTAGCAGAAGAACCACCACCTCCTCCTCCGTAAAGAGAGTTGCCGCCATTTCCGTTCACATTATTATGTCCTATGCCTCCACCACCTCCGCCCCATGTGGAACTTCCGCCATGTATTATTGTGGTAGATGCGCCGTCTCCGCCGCTATCAAACGTGCCATCATTTGCAATAGTCGTGATGTTAGAAGATATAAGCCGACCTGAATATCCTGCGCCGCCTTCTGAGCTAGTATTAGTTCCGGCAGACCGAGTACCGCCGCCGCCGCCAGCATATCCTGGACTCAAAGCCCTGCCCCCGCCTCCGCCGTATGCGAGAATTCTCTTTCCGACTACTACACTATCCCCGAAATATGAATTGCCACCACTAGAACCACTCGTATTACTGCCAGCATTTCCGCCAGCACCAACGGCTATATCTTCAGTCGCGGATAAGTCACTCGCTCGGTACATCCTCTCGTTATAAGCACCTCCACCACCAGCCCCGCCGCTTGTATTTGTTGCTCCGCCACCACCACCCCAAACCTGCACGAATACCATATGGCTGTCTGTTACCCAAGATGGCTTAGTCCATGTCTGCGTACCAGAAGTGAATACCTGGTTAGCGACATCTGTATTATCATTGTAAGGAATAGTACCAGCAACCGTCAAATCACCCGCAACTGATAAATCACCTGCGTCCGTTAGAGTTAGTATATCTGCTGTTCCAGCATTATCTTGAACAATGA